CATCACTGAGTATAATGGCATCAAGATAGTAGTGAGCGACCGCATCCCCGATAACATCCAGGACGGCAACGGCTCAGGTGTTGTAACTCTGACTAGTTATGACCAGACCACAACCAGAGCATCGGGCTACGACAATGGGGTTATTTTCGCAATTCACTATGGCGAAGATGGTCTCTGCGGTGTCCAGAATATGGGTATTCAAGTAGAACCTATTGGCACTCTTGAGAGTAAGGATGCCAAGAGAACCCGAATCAAGTGGTATTGTGGGATGGCACTGTTCGCCCCTAGGGCAATCAGTGCGCTCATAAATGTCAAATACGACTAAGGGTTTTGGGGGTTTACCGTAAAAGCTCCCGTGAAAATCTACTAAAAAGGAGGATAAGATGGCTTATCCAATAGTTATTGAAGATGTAAGAGATAGGATAAAAGTTACCCTAGCTGGCACAGTATCAAGGGGAGACCCCATAGCGCATAATGGGACTAATTGGGTGCAGGCTAAGGCTACCGATGCTGCGACTAATCTATACGCTCAGTATATAGCCCTGAACTCTGGTATCAGTGGGGATGGAATCAAGGCTTGTAGGGGATGTGTTATTTATGACGAGGATGCACCCTACACTGCCAACGCAACTTACTATGCATCAGGGACAGCTGGGGAAATCACCGCAACCCGACCTGCTACCAATGGTGATGTCATCCAGTTAATCGGGCGTAGCGTTGATACTAGGCGGTTAAAGATAGACATCAAACCTCCAACTGAGGTTGAGGAAGTCTTACTTAGTGTCTATAACTACCAGAACACAGCCTATGAAGCCCCTGTCGCTGATGGTACTACCACCGAATGGGCGGGAACTGATGTGGATGCGACAGCTATTGGTGCTGTATTCTATGGCAGAATGCCCTCTGGTATGGTGGGTGCGCCTTTGGTAGCTGACTTGATTGTCAACACTCAGGCGTCTACTGCGTTAGACATAGATGCTACCTATGTTGCAGCCTACGATGGTGCGGCTAATACCGGTGATGCGGGTGCTACTCAAACAACCCTAACCAGTGCTACTACTACCGCAGACAACAAGATTCATAAGGTTAGTATTCTCACTGGTATGGATGCGGACTTCGCTAAGGCTGGTATCAACTTCGGCGTTGAGATTGACCCTGATGCGGGTGACTTCATCTGCTTGGGTCTCTATATGCGCTATCTCGTGGTCTAACTAAAAGGCTTTGGGGGGTTGTGCCTGAAAACAACCCCCTAGTTATAGGATGAGAGGAGGAGATAATATGGCTTTTACAGATGCCAGGAGTGGTAGAATAATATTAAAGGGATTGTTGCCCTTAGAGATTACACTGGCTGGGACTGTCAAAACTGGAGACCCGTTAGGATATAGTTCTGGCTGGAAAGCTGCTGATGGCAATAATAGTATCTACGCCGAGTTAGTAGCTGGGCGGCATGGGGTGAGTGGTGATAGAATTACTGCTTACCGTATAGCCCGTATCGGAGGGGTTACTACAGGCACAGCAGGTAATACGCTCTACCTGAGCGATACTGAGGGTGAGTATGCTGCCTCAGCGGGGACAGTTAGCCAGAGATTAGGATTTGAATTAGGCAATAGCGAAATACTAGCAGAGCCGAAGAATATCGTCTTAGTCAGAGCCGAGCAGGTAGATTGGGATGATATAGAGGATGTGGCCGCAGCCAAGATAATTGTGGGTAATGCCAGTGCCAGACCAGTAGCGGTCGCTATGTCTGGGGATATAGCTATAAGCAATGCGGGTGTTACCTCATTTAACGGCTCGCCCATTGTGAACGCTGATGTAAATGCAGCTGCTGCTATCGCATACTCGAAACTTAATCTAACGGGTGCTGTTCTTACCGCAGATTTAGCAGTTCCCAAAGTAGTAGCACTAGCCACGCAGACACTTGGTTATGCGAGCTTCACCGATAACACTGATGCGACTGGTTACATTGACTCTACTGGCAGCCAAATTCCTGCGGGGGCTATTGTCTTGGGCTTTAAGGCGGTAGTAGCAACTGGCTTTACAGGAGATACGACCGCTGTAATCCAAGTTGGTATTAATGGAGACCTTGATAGGTTTTCGGCAGTAACAGACCAATCGGTTTTAGCTGCGGCCACAGTTGGGGCTAGCGGTGCAAGCGATGCCCAAGACGGTATGAATGCTGCCCAGACAATTAGAGTTACTGTAACGGGTGGAGCAGACTTCACTAGTATATCCGCAGGCTCAATGGTGGTAACAGTCTACTACATCGCAACGGTATAAAAGGAGGGTTTAATGGCTGAGTTTATTCCAAGCTATACGATAACAGAATTCAGAAAACTAAAGGCTAATCAACTGAAGCGGCTCAAGTCTTGCGAGATTATCTCTGACGGCAAATACCTGTTTACCTTTGTTAACCCTCAAACAGACTATATTCGTGTCCAGACAGAGTATCTCTGCCAGACGGGCAATGCCGTAGGTGGTGAAAACTTAGAAGAAATCGCCAAAGAGGTTGTTATCGCCTTATAAGGAGGGGAAATATGGCAACATATAACGATAAAACAGAAGACCAAAAAGGAAGACAAATCCACCCCGTCTTACTTAACACCGCAAAGGATGGTTCGGGGACTTGGTATGTAGCGTTGGTTGATGCTAGTGGGCGCATTGTGCTTGGGACTAGCACCGCTGTCATCGGTAAAGTAAGAAACAACCCGACTTATAGTGTCGCTACAGGGTCGGCAGCGATAGCTAAAACAGTAGCACCTGGAGCTGCTTTCAGACTGCTGCGAGTAGAGCTACATCTTGACTCTGCCCCAGCATCTACAGCTGAGGATTTCACAGTTGATTTGGACGCAGGAGATGGCGCTGCTTACGACACCCAATTAGTTACACTAGACCTTTATACCAATGCCATTCAGGATTTAATCCGTGTTTTCGGGGAAGGCTTTGAGTTTGAGGCGGACGATGAGATTGATATAGCGTGGGCTAATACACCAACGGAGACTTACGGGCTACGAGTAGTATACGAATTGCTCTAAGGAGGTATGATGACAGCTAAGAAAGACAAGAATGTGAAAATGAGTGAGTCTATGAAGGCGAAGGCACAGTCGCTTATGGCTGAAAGTGCTATGGCAAGCACTAGACTCCAAATGTATATTGGCGGTTGTAAGGATGGGCTTGGATTAGAAGGCGACTGGAATATCGATACCCAGACTTGGGAGTTTAGCCCAGTGCCAAAGAAGGAGAAGTAAGATGGCTCTTTATATAAACGGCAAAGAGGTTCAAGCTGATGTTGTTATGCAGGGCACTTGGAGTGCTATAGGAACTGTCACTCTGCCTGCCTTTACTGCTGGTGGAGCAATCACCTCAGCCAGCCTAGAAATTAAACCTGATGCGACAGGCTATGGCGTAAAGATTGAGGATAACGCAATAGTTGTTGGCAATAGCACGGATGGTTGGGATTTATCTATTTCGTGGAAAGATGCGAATACCTTACAAATTATGGATGCTGCTTTGGGTTCTTACAAGCGGCTACAAGTAGACGACCTCTATTGCGCTGGTAGTTTATTGTTCTCAACTGACGCAGAGTCAATTTCTGCCCCTGATGTAAATGGTAGATACACGGTGGGCAAGGCTAAGGATACCGATAATGTGCTAGTAGAGATATTCCGTATGGCTGGTGCTGCTGACCCTTGGTTTGGTCTAGGAGTGGATGGGGCTGGGTTAAAAGTTACTAACGCTAACTTGGTTGGTTTCTTCACAGCTACTCCAGTGGCGCAACAAACAGGAACGGCAGTTGTTACCTCCAACTACGCAGGGACAGGTGACTTGGATACCGAGGCTGAGTTAGCTGCTGCTATCAATGCTAATGGCGCAGCTATAAATGTAATCAGAACAGCCATCAATGCTTTAGGTTTGACCACTACAGTATAAGGAGCAAAATATGGCTACTACAACGGCATTAAGGAGGTAATCTATGCCCTTACCATACGCATCTAAAACACTAGCGGAAATCCGTCAGATGGTCGGCTATAACACGGGTGCTATGTTCAAAGGCACGGTATCATCTACAGGAGACACCTCAAGCCTTATAGACACCTATGGATTAGCAAAGGGTGGAACTCAGGACTATATCGGCAGGCAGATACAGATGCTCACTGCTACTGAGGATATTGTCGGGGAGAAATCGTTTGTCGCTACCTTTGATGGCTCTGGTGATGCTACCCTAGCTCCAGTTTTAACCGCTGCTATTACTGCTGCCGATACCTATGAGATGTGGGAGGACTTTACTATTGAGCAGGTCAATAGCCTCATCAATCAGGCAATCATAGCTGCCACAGACGACATCTTCGTAAACAAGGTGGACTCCACTACATTAGTTAAATTAGACGACCTTTATGCCTATGATATTCCCTCGGCTTTTGTGGCTTTACATACATTGGAGTTTGAGTATTCCACCGCTATAGACCACCTGATACACGCTTGTTCTGCGGTCTGGGATGAGCTTGTAGATACCGATGTTACCGCTTCACTTGATACTACGACTCTCAGTGGCACTTCAAACAAACTAGCCGTGGCTGCGGGATGTGCTGCGGGAGATATTCTGGCTACAGACGATATAACTGAACTTGATATATCAGATGCCGATGAAGTGGTAGTTGAGGTTTATTCTGATGTAGCTTTAGCTGCGGGTGATTTACAGATACTCCTTGATAATACTGCTCAATGCGCTTCACCTGTAGAAAGCCTAGACATCCCAGCTATAGCAGCAAACACCATAACGCATATAGCCATATCTTTGGCTAATCCACCCTCCGACTCGGCAATCATAAGTGTCGGCTGGAAGATGATAGTTGATAAGGGTGCGTTTAACTTCTGGATAAGGGATATAAGAGCACAGCATTCAGACAGCAGGGTTTACTACAAACTCAGCCCAGAGGCGTGGGATATAGTTCAGGGCTCAACGCCTCAGATAAAGCTCACAAGCGCTGGCTACTCAGCTATAAGCAATGGGGATAGGTTGAGACTCTCAGGCTATCAGAAGCCGTCTGAACTCTCTGCTGATACAGACTCTTGTGATATTGACCCTGATTATATAGTTGCCAAGACCACAGGATTACTCTACTCAATCAAGGGTGATGCTGAGAGTCTGAGACAAGCTTCTTACTGGTTAAGTATAGCAGAGGCTAGATTACGACAGGGGCGCACTCATTTTGCCGATAATAATCGCTGGATAGGGAGGTAACTAATGTCTGTTAGATTCCAACTCTTTAATTTCAGCTTCAAGTCGTTTGATTTTATTCTCAAGTCTCTTAACCTTTGCTTCAAAAAAGCTTGCTTGTTTATGCCCGATGTCAGAGGTAAGTTGAAGGTTGTCAAATCGGTTATCATCTCTCTTGTGGTTTTTATGATGGATTATTTCCCAACAATGAAGACATCGGCCAAGATGCTTCGCCATAACAAGACGATGCTCTTTTACATAACCTCGCCTATCAGCCATAGAATAAAAGAAATCGTCAGAGCGAAGTCTAATCTCAATATATCCGTTATAATTAACAGTTCTACCACCTTTCCAAGCAGGCGATTTATCCCATTTGCGCAAAGCAAGCATTTTGCTGTTCGCACAAGACCGACAGAGACCAGAGTAACCCTGCCCTCTCGTCTTTCCTATTTCAACCCAGCGTTCCTTGCCACATTCAGGGCAGACTACATAAATTGCCCTGTGTTTCTTAAAAACCGTATTACAAGGACTTATTTCACCTATCTTAGGCATAATCTTTTTACCCCCTTTTAACTATTATACCAAAGAGAGTAATCGTAGTCAAGGAGTATCACAGTGGTAGAGACAATAACGCAGAAATCGGAGATTTTTCTTGGTGGCACTAAATTCCCTATTATTGACAAGGTGCATCGTAATAAGATTTCAGTTTACCCGAATAAGGTGGTCATTGGCTCGTACACATACAGTGACGAGCAGATAGCCTCACAGTGGGTTAGCTCAGACCAGCGTGGCGGGATGCTTGTCGAGGAGATGGACGAAAGCATCCACCTTGACCGAGCATATTGGTCAACCTGTAATCTCGGCTTTAAGGGGCATATTGTCTTACCGCCATTGGCTACTGAAGTTACATTACCTGCTTTAGTAACACCCCCTGCTATAGTCAATGCCGATATGGAGCTTACAACAGGATGGTCTGTAGATAATAGGTCTAATGCACAAGCTCACAGTGGAACA